TGTAACACGCGGGGACGTGGACAAATCTGTTGTCGAATAACTCACCACTAAATCTTCTGCTTTGACAAATTCACTTACTGCACGGTCCAGCATCATGTCAAAATATATTTTCTTAAACGCACTGCCTGATAAAGGTAGATAAAACAACATGGAATCCATCTCTGGATCATATTCTTCCATGACATGGGTTATCTGATAATTCATAAACTCTTTAACACGAGTTGATTGAGACACTATGTCTGGATTATGTTCCCCCACTACTTGGACTTGAACCGGACCACTTGGAGGAAGAAGTTCTTTATACGCTTGAGATTGAAACTGCGTAACGGCTTCTGCTAAAAGCGGGTGATTAACGCCACTTGAGCCTTGAAAGGGCTGTGTTCGCTCTTCTTGTTTTATGCCTAAAAGATCAAGACCCTTTCTAAACGACTCATACCAGTCTTGCCTGGATTCTTTGTCTTCAGAGTAAAGTGCCGTGAGTTCGCTACCTAAAATACTTAAAACATCGGCTTCTAAAAAATCAGCTAAATTTTCATTAAATTGAGGGCCTTGTTCTACCGGCATTTCCTCCGGCATCATCTCTCCCTCTTCGCCTAAGAGTTCAAGTTCTATTTCCATCGGACCGTTGAACTCGTCCATAGGTATGGGACTTTCCATTGGCTGAACTTGTTTATCAATCGCCATAAATGATTTCTCTAAATAGAATTAACACAATAGTATACTATTCTTACCAGTTTTGGAAACTATCGAAATTCTCACGAAACACCTTATCTACTATTTCACCGTGGCCTTCTTCTGTGAAATAATGCAGCATTTCTTGAATGCCTGGATGCGATACATCGTTATAAAGTTCCATCCAACCAATAATATAGTTTCTTATTTTATCTTCGATAACAACTTTAAACGGCGGCCCTGCCGGTCGTCCAAAACGATGGTTCCACTTTAAGAACGGCAAGCAAATGTTTCGACCACCAAATTTTCTAAACTTTTCTTGTAAATACCACTCTTCACCACCAAACCCTCTAAAATTAGGATTAAACCCCACCCAATATTCTTTTTTACAAGAAAACAGACCACAGCCCTGCATCGGTATCTCAAAAGGATCGCTTCTTTCTAAAAGCTCCTGGTCCGTGTCCCATGTTCCGTACATCATGCCTCTCCAACGCGGCTTAAAGTGGGTTGAAAAATCGGTTAAATTATCGTGCATCATGGGGCCCTGGATTAAATCTCTGCTGTTGGGAAACAACTCATAATAAGAAATCAGTTTTTTTAGAGCTCCTGGTGGTAAAAGCACATGACAATCCATACATAACACAAACTCGCCTTCTGCTTCTACAAAAACCCGCTCTTTAACAAAGTTACTTTTGTATTGTTTAAATGTTGTATAACGGCCATTAGGAACAGAGTTTTCCATAAACTTCTTAACTGCTTTTCCACTTGGGCTATCGGGGTTATTATCCACCACCAAAATTTCAACTTGATCCATAACTTCAGGGTGATACATTTTAAGGGCTTGAACAGAGAAAAACACACCGTCAAAATCATCGTAGGTAGCCATACCCACAGTCAGCTTCTTCATTTTTTATTAAACTCCTAGTAATAAGTCATATTTTTATGGCGATTTCCTTCAAAATAATCTTCATAATCAGAGGGAAGTCGAACAAAACCGCCTTGTCGAAAGCGTAAAACAGCTTGCGACATGGAATCCACCAAGTCATCATGGTCTCCGTTTGGAAAAGAAGCACATTCTTCAACCACTTCGGTTGCCCAATGTTCGTCAGGCTTCCAAACCATTCCTGACTCAAATAAAGGAGTGCAAGCATTCACCCGGGCTATTTTGTCCGCGCCTTTGCTTGGTGTAAAGTTTTGCACAGGAACGCCGATTTGCCGGAGCTCCTGCGTTAAAGGGGTGCCGCTTCCTTTTGACTCAATAATCACGGTGTCGGGCTCCCAATATTCGTAAAGTTCTAGGGCTTTTCTTTTTAGTTCTGGAAACTCTAGTCGTTGTTTTACTGAATCTAATAAAATTAGATGAGCAACATCTCCTGAGTATATATTATCGTTTATTCGGCCATGCGGATAGAACACGCCCCAGGTAGTGATAGCAGAATAGTCAGATGTTTCTGACTTTAAAAACGCCGTATCATAGCTTTGTATCGTGTATTCACATTCCGGTGGTGTTTTATCAGGCCAATCCATCCACCACTCTCGTTTAATCAAAGCTCCTTCTTCAGAAGTCGGAGACTGCATATACTGGGCAAACCATTTTGGTCCATTGCCCAGAGCTGCTTTAATGCCTTCCAATTCCTCAACTTTCCAATATTCTGGCCAAACGGCATCACCACTCGGCAGTATCGCAGGCAATTCTATCACTTCCCACTGATCACTTTGAGAACTTCGAGACATGTCCTTAACCAGTCTTCCGGTTAAATCTTTAACGCTCCACCGCGTCATAACCACTACAATTGCACCTCCAGGCTGTAACCGTTGCCGTGGTCCAGAGGTGTACCATTCGTAAGCATCGTCTAATGCAGATTTCGACATCGCATCTTGCTCCGAGTGCGGATCATCAATAATAAACAGATCGGCACCCCGTCCAGCGATCGCGCCTCCTGTACCTACCGCGTAATATTCCCCGCGTACTGTGGGTTGATTTTCTGCCATGGTTTCCCATTTTCCTGCCGCTTTTGAGTCCGGGTTAAGCCTGGTGTTGGGGAAAATACGTTTGTATATATCAGATTGTATTAAATCCCTGACCTTACGACCGAACCGTACGGCAAGATCGGATGTATGTGTTGCTTGGATAATCTTAAGTGCTGGGTTGCGACCAATCAAATAAGCAGGAAGTAAGAAACTCGCAAACTCACTTTTTGTGTGTCTTGGTGGCATATTGATAATGAGCCGTTTTAATTTGCCTGTGGCTATACGGTCAAAGGACTCTGCCACAATCTTATGATGATGTCCTTGTATGAACGAAGGCCATTGGGATTTTACAAACGATAAAAAATCATTCTGGGCCTCATCGACCTCAGTAATCTCTTTATACCGCTCACTTAACTCAAAAAACTCTTTGAGGGTTTCTTCAGGTAGTTCCGTTAATTTTTGTTTCATCTTTTAGTTTTAAGTCAATGATTTTAGTATCGGGCAAAACCCCTCCTGTTTGCTTATACATATCATTGAGGCGCTCAATAATCTCTTCTTTGCTCATGCTCTCTATCTTATTGATCGTTAGTTCTGATTTAGTGACATAGAGCCCTGCCGCTTTGCCTCTAGCTACTTCGGCTGCAACGGCTGCAGAAAAAGAGCCTTTGGAAAGGGCTTTGTCTCGAATCTCCATCAAATCAAGTAAGTGTGTAGACAAACTGAGCATCACCCGATTGGCTGCTCCTTTTTGTAAGAATGTAATTCTTTCTTGTACTTTATGGTTTTTGTCTGAAGTTAAAGAAGACGCTGTATTAGAAGCGGTTTTGGGAGAATATCCGGCTTTTAGTGCGGCTTTGGTCTTAGTCATACCCAACGCGATGTTTTGAGCAAAGATTTCTTGCCTGGAGGTTAAATCCTCTTGTTTCTTATTAGCCATTAGATAATGTACTTCTTGTCTGAGTATAGGGGATTGGTGACAGGGCCGCCGCGATTAAAGGGTGGTAGTCCATCCTCTTCAACGTCTACAAAGACGTCTTCTGCCTCGTAATAAACGCTACTAACTTCATCATCAGCCATCCCTTCCGGGGTATAACCCTTTGATTTAAGTGTTTCACTAACTTCGTCTTGGTACTCAACCATCCTGTTGTACTCAGCAACCTCGTCTGCCTGGCTTGGTATTAAATCATCGTTTCTAAGCCACTTATTTATGAGTTCCTCGGGAGTAAGACCTGGTGTATCAACGTCTAAGCGTACTCGTGTTGCTTCGTCTAGTTGTGCAGCCCAAGTTGGGTCTGCTTCAGAAAACAGCTCTATTATTTCATCGTAATCCATTATGCCTGGTTGGCCCTGTTTGCTTACTGTCCCTTTCTTCTGAAACACCCAAGGGGCCACCTTTTCAACCTCTCTCGCGCTTGTTGAATACTTATGTGGTTTCTTTTTTATCCGAATCGAACCAACACCATCCATTAAGTCGTCTTTCGCATAAAAATCAGGGTCTATGCGCCCAGAAATAAGTTGTCTTGCCGTAATCCTCTTGTTTGTTAAACCAATGGGTTTTTTCGGTGGTTGTAACGACCCTGGAAGTTTGGCTCCGGGTTCTGCTTTTCTATATTTTACGGGGTCAAAAACCTCAACAGATTCGGGACCATACACAATACCCCTGATCCCTGCCTCGTTGAGATAAGCGCCTGCACCAAGTTTCTCTGTAGACAGTTTAGGTTTTAAAAACTCCAAACCATACTGTGCTAAATCATCATTTAACATTACCTCCTCAAAGTTTCCATAAACGTCTTCGCCGGTGAGCCCATCAGCAGCAGCCTTGTTAAAAAAATCTTCACCAATTAAATTTTTAATTTTTTCTTGTACTGCCGGTTGTTGTTCCGTTAATGGCTTCTGCCACTCCAATAATTCATCGGCTCTGGCTCCTAGTTGGTCTGCTTTGGCAAAAACGTCTGGTTTTCGTGGTGTAGGTATTTCAAACGCAACATTCTTCGCTTTACGTTCTTCGGCCGCTTGTGCTGGTGTTATTCCCCGCTTCCTCACAGCCGCTCTGTCCATGATCTCGTCTATGCGGCCAATATCTTGCTTTGCATTCTCTGCCCACATCCTATCTATATCTTCTCTAGTCATTTTTGCACGATCACCTTTAATGCTCATTTCTGTATCGAGAAGAGGCTTTTCTGTAAACGGTATAAAATCGAAGTTTTCATCAATAATCCCTGTTTCATCAGGTAGGACAGAAGCATGTCTTTCAGATTCCAAATTTTTACGAATTTTGGAAACCGTTTCTTCTCTTGATTTTGATCGGGCCGGCTTCCCTAATTGAAGTGTTTCGTCGGTCAAAGCAAAATCTATTAAGCCAGTTTTAGCCTGGTCCAAGTCACGGTAAATAAAAGACTTAGGGTCCAGTGCTAAATGGGTACCCCCAGAAGGGGTCGTAATACTAGGAGCCATTATAATCTTACCGTCTCTCGTTTCGACATACTTTGCTTCTATCGTGGTATTGTGTGATTTTGGTAATTTTATTCGTAAAACATCTGCATTTGGAACACCGCCGGCTTCATTTACAAAGTATCTAGGAAGGATCCTTCTTGCCATGTCCGCTTGTTCTTGGGTTTTGGCTGCTTTGCCCATACCGCTTATCACTTTCATCCCGGCACCCAATGCCAAAGCTGGAGGGTAAACAGCTCCAGCGCCTATAGCAAGATCACCTGTAAGCCCCAAACCTTGGTAAAATGCGTCTAAATAGCGTTTTTCTCGGATATTTTCAGCAAAACTGGGCATTGTTTCACCTGTGAAGCCCTCGTCTGTGGGTGGTTTAGGATAAAGTCCTGAGTAATCGGTGATCCCAGAGCTTGGGGCGATCAAACCTCCCATCCAGGCTGCCATTGGCAGCATAGAAGAAAGCCCGCCCGGGACCATAGCTTTTGCCCTCGTTTGCCTTTCCTGCTCCGCGAGACGTTGTTCGTAGGTTTCTATGGGTCTAAGCGGCATTAGATCAGGTACCTTTTGTCTGAATATAGAGGTTGAGTAACGGGGCCGCCGAGGTTTTTAGTTTCAGGGAATCTAAGCATATAGTTCTCGAATATTTTCTCTGTAGCTCGATCATAAGTCGCTTCATCGGGAAGGGCTCGATAATGATAGTTCATATATAAATCTTTTTGAGCATCTGGGTCAAAATCCGTGCCGATACGGTGAAATAGCTCATCTGAACCGATTACTGGACTTCTTTTTTTATTAACCGGTGCTCCAAACGCATGGGCCAGGAACATTAGACCAGCTTGATCCTCATCCCAATCCAAGGGGTTTTCAGAGATATGATCTACATAGTCTCTGTTTTTATGTGCCACATTACTCGCGTCGTGCCCAGCTCTATTTCTAGCTGTTGGAACGGTGCTTCCTAAAAATTGATAGAGTCCTGCTGCTCCACTGTCGGGATTTACCTGAGAATTATCGTTACTGGATTCAATTTCTCTTACGACATTCATATAATCTAAAATATTGTTTGTAAAAGCCTCTCGATCTGTTATTTCTAAACCACTTTCAACCATACGGTCTATTTGAGCGTCTATATACGCCATAGTTTGTTCCATTACTTTTCCTCTTCCTCCTCGTCCATTTCCTTGTAATAACCCACAATATGTAGTATTTGCTCTATATATCGGGTAATTTCGCCCATGGTCATCGATAAATTCTCATAACCTTGGGAAGTTAGTCCATAATACGCGACTCTTGGCTCTTCTCCAGCTTCAATTGCGATTAAATATTCCTGCATCACATCAGGAGAGAGTATTCTCCACTCAATCGCAGCCGATTCAATGGGTTCTGGGAGTGGCGGATGGTAGATTGGCGCTCTTTTTGCCACACTGACCACTTCCACGGGCTTGACTTGTGGTTGTGGACTGGTTCTATCTCCGAACAAAGAGAACGAAGAGCAACCGTTAATTAGTAGTAGTGGTATTATCAGTAGCTTTTTCATCAAATTGGTCCGGATTGGTTATTGTGGTTAGGTTGACCATTACTCTTGCCGAAGCCTTATTAACTTTACCTTGTAATAATCCAGGTTTAGCGAGGGCCATGCCTTCAAGATTATGTTTAGCAAACTTATTTCTTAGGTTCGTTACTTGCGCTTGGCTTGCAGAGTATTGAGTGTTCAAGTTTTGAATCTGAGCTTGAGTCTTTTTAGCCGATTCAAGGGCTTTTACGATCTGTTCGTTTTGCTCTTGAACAGTTCTTTCAAGCACCGCTTGATTATTAATGGCGGTTTGTAGTTCAACTTTTGCTGTGTCTAATTTAGCGAACATAATCGCATTAATAGACGCTGATACAAAGAAAGCTACCCCTAGAGCTATAGCCAGCTTCATTTATCTTTTTTTATTTTGACGTTTACAGTTGTGTAAGCCTCATTAATATTAGGTGTTGACTTATCGTCTGCTACATACCTTCCCTTTTTGGTACGATTTCTCACTACTTTCTCCTCATATCCAAGGAATGTTTCTTTAAACCACTTACTTAAACCAATAGCCATAATTTACTCCTGTATTTTAAAAAATTTCGCAAAAAAATTTTTACATGTCAAAGTCCTTTTTACACTAAAAAAACACATATTACAAAAAGTAAATAAGTTTAGGTCCATGAGTCTCAAAAACTCAGCACAGGGTCAACGCTATACAATCCATGAATAAAGGGGGGTGCCCCATGCAATAAAGGGCCTATATGCACGATCCACGGTCCATGATCCACGCAGCTGCAGCGCTGCAGCTACGGCCACGGTCTAGCGCCCACGATCTAACCCTTGGACCACTGGTGCATGATCCACGGACCACGGTTCACGGTCCATGATTAGCCGTTAAATATTCACGGGTTATGGTGCACTGGTATATATTTTATGTGTGAGGCTAACCAAGGGCCTTTTTTAAGTTAATTAATAAAGTAAATAACCCAATATACCCAGAAGGATGAAAAGGGCTTTAAACAAGGAATAACGCGCTAAAATAACAATAAACGGGAGCTCCCGTTAAACTGTACAGTTTTTATACAAATTCTCGATCCAGTTTTTAATTTCTGGATGGGAGCTTGCACCCCGATCTGTGATATCTGGACATGAGCTTGCCGCCCGATCCAGACGGTAACACAGATCAAAATATAGAAAATGGCAGGCTACAGCCCAATAAACATTGAACAACAACTAAAAACAACGAGGCCAGGGCAAATTAAAACGGCAGCTAACAAAAATGTATTGGCTAAAACCAGCCAATACCCTGCCAATACATCAGCCAATTGCTCAGAAAACCATAACTGTTATACCTTTCAAAAAAAGATATTGGCTTATTGGCTGAAACAGAGATTTTTTTAAAAAAAAGTTTTATTTATTCACTACAGAACACTATCAGCCAATACATTTAAGCTGGACCGCCCGTGAACCGTGTACCGTGGTCCAATTGCCTGACCTATTGCCTAAGTACCAAATCAATAACTAATGGCTTAAACAGGCAATAAAAAGGCCACGGGATCCCGTGGCCTTTAAGCTGGGTTATTAGTGCTTAGTTAAGATTTTCCAGAATAATATCACCCGTACTAATGCGTTTAGTGGTGCTATTAGTATTATTCACAGCCCAAGGCGTGAACCGATCCATAAAGGCGTTCCGGTGCTTGGCCGTGGTTTTGGAATAATCCCAAGTCTTAGCATCTAAACAAAGACTATGGAACCCATGCGGTCTATGCAGAGCCAAAGCAATAATGGAATCATAAGACTGTAACCAATAAGCAATCATTGACGGCCCGCCGTCTGGATCCCGCCCTAGGTTTTCCCTGATTAGCAAATGATTATTACCTGATCCAAATTTTTTGATCTTAATGTTTTTCATGATAGAACCCTCCCTTGATCATCAACCAACTTAAAAGAACCAACGGTGTTCCCGTTAATATCTTGAAGGTTTTTATTCTTCATAATTTCAATTGCCTCATACATTCGACCAGAACCAAAGTAAGCATGGCTATCAATCATATTGCCAACATCTGATAAAATGCGCTGGGCTTCTTTTAGATCCCGTTCTTCTTCTGATATCCAGAACGCATCATTATCAAGATCTATTTCTATTAGTATTTTCATGTTGTTATTCCTTTCTAAGTTATATTGAGTTTTTAAAATAGCAAAAAACCCCGCGTTATGCAAAAAGGCCCTAGGCAATGAATACCTAGGGCCTTAATCAAAAGACTTTTTAAACCTTATTTTTCATAGTCCAAAGGATTAACCCCGTAAGGTTCAATTTCATCAGCATTATTGTAATTAGTTAAATAGTCGTCTTCTACTTCTTCAAGTCCATAACCCAACATATCAACGGCCCAGTCTGGAAGCTGTGAAATTTTTTCCTTTTCAGCTTTAAGCGGCATGATCATTACAATGAATTTATAATCTACATTATAAAATGTAACGGCCTTTTCTGGTGTTGGGCCGGGGACCACGGTAAACCCGTCAAGTTTTTTAGGCATTGTTTTACTTTTTGGAATCAATCCCTTTAAGTCTTTTAAGTAAGTGGACGATATTGAGAAACTACCGGTAAAGTCTTTATTACTCATTTCAGGTACCAAGTGGTTTAGACCGTTAAAAAGGCCGTTAGTGTCTGGGAAGTTCCCGTCAATAGCTTTCAGTGTGAACCGTTGGCCCGTGGTTTTATTAAAAGTGTTTAACCACCCGTCCTTATCGTGCATTACAACTAAAGGTTCACGGTCAAATAATTTAGGGGCCTTTTTAGCCTCTCTAAAAAAATCTTTACCATCACCTTCAGTGGTTGAGATTATAATTTCATCCTCTACGAACCCTTCCGGATCAAAATAAAAAACGCACCGGTGACCGTCAGTTGCAATAATGGCAACCCCGCCGGTATCAATAGGTTTTATACAAACGCCTTTTAGATAAAATCGGACATCGTTCTTAGCCGAACAGGTGCTGGCTAGTCCTAATAAGTGGATATTTATGTTTTCATTGTACATTACAAATTCTCCTTTCTAAGTTATAAATGAATCTTTAAAATAGCAAAAACCCTTGGAACTGTCAAAAACCACTTAATCATTTAATAAACCGTCTTAAGAAAGGAATAAAGATTAACGGTATTAAGCAGCCA